AAATGTTGATGATCTCCAAAAGAAACGATTTGAAGTATACGAATATTGGGGAACAATGGATAGTAGATTAGCTGATGAGGCTGGTCTAGAATTTAGTGATGACTTAGAAGAATTAGATGAAGTTCAAATAAATGCTTGGATATGTAATGGGCAGGTTTTAAGATTAGTATTAAATCCATTTACTCCTGATAGAATACCATATAGTGTTTGCCCATATGAAATAAATCCATATCAATTCTTTGGTGTAGGTATTCCAGAAAATATGGAAGATGCACAAATGGTAATGAATGGTCATGCTAGAATGGCAATTGATAATTTAGCACTAGCAGGTAATTTAGTTTTTGATATTGATGAAACTCAATTAGTACCAGGACAAGACATGTCAATTTATCCTGGTAAAATATTTAGACGACAATCTGGTGTAACGGGTACAGCTATTAATGGAATAAAATTTCCTAATACTGCTACAGAAAATCTACAAATGTTTGATAAGTTCAGGCAATTAGCAGATGAATCTACTGGTATACCATCCTATTCTCATGGAGCAACAGGCGTACAATCAACCACAAGAACCGCTGCAGGTATGTCAATGTTAATGGGAGCTGCAGCATTAAGTATAAAAACAGTTGTAAAAAATATAGATGATTATTTATTAAAACCCCTTGGTGAATCTTTATTTGCATGGAATATGCAGTTTAATAGTAGTGTCGAATCTATAAAAGGTGATCTTGAAATTAAAGCAAGAGGAACATCTTCTTTAATGCAAAAAGAAGTAAGATCACAAAGATTGATGACATTTATGCAAACAGCAAATAATCCTAATATTGCACCATTCGTAAGATGGCATTCAGTATTAAAAGAAATTGCAAAATCACTGGATATTGATCCTGATCAATTGATTAATGATCCAGAAAGTGCACAACTATTCGCAAAAATAATGGGGATGACAAATGGAAATCAACAAACTACAGGCCCTGGTCAACAATCGCCAGGCATGGAACCTACTGGCGGAGTACCTCCAGGAGCAAATCCAGCAGACGCAACAGGAGTTGGAGGTGGCAACATCGGAACAGGAAATATTCCGCAGCCAGGGGAAGCTAGTTTCTCTCAGACGGCTGGAACGCCTCCCAGACCAATTCAAAACTAATAAGGATAATAAAACAAGAGGATATTTTAAATAATGGCCATTCAATCTACACCCCCTTTACCAGACCCTACTACAGGTAGGATTCCATCATATACTCAAGTATTGCAACAAGATGAAGATACTGGACAATGGGTTGTAATGTATGATGTATCAGATACTAGTACTCCTACCACAGCTACAACAGGCACAATAACACAATTACCTGGACTTACTACACCAATTACACAATTTCCTGATCTTGAAGACACAACACCAAGTGTACCGTGGCAGGGTACTCCAGTAGTACCTCAAGATCCTACTTCAGGAGCTGCAGCAGGTGGTGGTGGGGGTAGAGGTAGAAATGCTGATCCTGAACCAGCAGGTTATGTAACTGGATTTGATGGTAATTTTTATAGTGCAGAAACTGGAGAACAAGTAAGTGAAAGAATGCAAAATTTTTTAACAGCTTTACAAAATTCTAGTACTATTATGGCTATTGGCTCACGAGTAAATAATACGAATGCAATATCTCAGATGAGTATGGAATCACAAAGAGCTATGTTTAGTAGTGAGGCAAGTCAAGAAGCATGGGGAGAAATGTCAGAGGACGATAGAAGATCTTTTAGGCAAAATTTAGCAGTAAATGCAAGACGAAACGGTGTTCCTGCAAGTCAGGTATCAATAGGTAATAGAAGGTCATCTGGACTTGGGGGAGAAGAAGGTCCTCCAAGTACTCCAGATGCTATTACAGGTAGAATGGATAGAAGAGCACCTCCAGGTCCTACAGCAGCTGCATCACGAACAGGAATGGATAGTAATTTTGGAGGTCCAGCACCAGGTACAGGTGCAGAAGGACCAGCTGGTGGAGCATCTACTGGCGGTAATTATGGAGGTCCAGCACCAGGTACAGGATCAGGATCAATGGGTCCTGCAGGTGGAGCACAATCAGGTGGTCCTCCAGGAGCAAGAGGTGGCCCTGCAGGGGGAGCTTCTTCAGGAGGAAATTATGGTGGTAACACAGGTGGAATGGGTGCTATGGGCAGAGGAGGCGATGCTGGTCCAGGTAGAGGAGGTCATCATGGAGATGGTGGTGGCGGAAACGGTGGAGGCTCTGGTGGAGGCTCTGGTGGAGGCTCTAGTTGTTTTGTAAAAGGAACTCTTATTCAAATGCAAAATAATACCACAAAAGCTATAGATGAGATTAAAGTAGGAGATAATACTAAAGGTGGAAAAGTTTGGATGACTATGACTGGCGCACCGCAAACTATTTATAACTATTTAGGTGTTGAAGTTTCTGGATCACACTGGGTGCTAGAAGATAAACAATTTATTGAAGTAGAAAATAGTAAACATGCAGTTTTAACTGATAAGGTAGAACCTGTGTACACATTAATTACAGACAATCATAGAATATTTATTAATGATATAGAATTTGCGGATTACTTACAAGTTTCTGATGAAGTTTGGGAACCTCACTATCAAACAGTTAAAGAAAATTTAAATAAAGAATTAAGAGGAGAAGCAAATGGTTAATGGAATGATGGTTCCTGAAGGACAACAAATGATGCCTAATACAGAAGACCAACAACTAATGCAACAAGGTATTGATCAAGGAGTTCAGGAAGCAGCTGATGCTGGAACACTTAAAATTGATGGTATAAGCGTAGGGGCTACACAGGATGAGCCTACAAATTTTGTTATAACACCTGATCAATTTATGTCAACTTTAGATGATGAAGTTGTAGACATACTTGAGACAAAATTAACTCCTTCTATGCGTAGAGCTTTAGGATTAATTTTAGGTCCTGAAATAGAAAATATTTTAGATAACATTGGATTGCAAGAACCTCAACATTTAGTACCACAATCAGTTATTGCTCAAGCATTTCCTGCACAAACAATAGAAGAGTCAATAATGATGTTTGATCAACAACTAATGCAACAGTCTGGTGTACAACCAGCTATGCCACAAGATATTCCTGGTCCACCACAAGGCGGATTAGGCGGAATGCCAGAAGGTATTCCACAAACTAACGTGCCACCTGTAGTTTAACTACAGCACACGAGGGCTACCCTTCCCATAAGGCACCCAACTCAACTAAGGAGGATAATATGGTTGAAGAAAAACAAGAAGATGTAGTAGAGACTACTGAAGAAGAACAAACTGAAGTAGTAGAAGCTGCACCTGAACAGGAACAAGTAGAAGAAATACTTGATCCGACACCTTATCAAAATAATTATAGAAGAGATCTCGATGATAAGGATACTGATACAGCTACCGAACAACAGGACACCGAAGAGGCTACTCCTGAAGAACGCCCTGTAACAGCCGAGGAAAAGGCTTTTAAGAAACGATACGATGATCTTAAACGCCATTACGACAAAACTTTAAGTAAGCATAAAAATGAAGTTACAGGCTTAAAGACTCAAATTGAACAAAGCACTAATAAAATGCTACCACCTAAAGATCCAAAAGAACTTGCAGAGTGGAAACAAAAGTATCCAGATGTCTATGATGTTATAGAATCTGTTGCTTTAAATCAAGCAGATGAACGTGCTAAAAAACTTGAGGATAAGTATCAATTTTTGCAAGATCAGCAATCACAAATTGCTAAAGAGAAAGCTGAAGTTGAACTTATAAAGCGACATCCTGATTTTCAGGAGATTCGTGCCACTGATGGATTCCATGAGTGGGCACAGAAGCAAGATCCTACAATTCAAGGATGGTTGTATGATAATACCGATAATGCCGATTTAGCTGCGAGAGCTATAGATCTTTATAAAATGGATGCAGGTATTACTTCTAAAAAGAGTAAGACTAAATCTGAAGATGTGAAGAAGGAAGCCGCAAAAGCAGTTACATCAACTAAAAAGGGAAATCAAATAACTGTAAACGAAAAGAAAATTTGGAGTGTGAGTGAAATCGAAAAGATGAAACCTTGGGAATTTGACAAACATGAAAAAGAAATTATGTCAGCTCGAAGAGAAGGTCGTATAAAAAAATAACTTTAACTTTAACGCTATAAAGGAGAATAATTATGGCAGTATCAAGATCGGCAGGTTATAACAACTTGCCTAATGATAATTTTATACCTGCAATTTATAGTCAGAAAGTTCAAAAGTTTTTCCGTACGGCTTCGGTTGTTGAAGATATTACAAACACCGACTATGCTGGAGAAATTGAGAACTTTGGTGACACGGTAAAAATTATCAAAGAACCTACAGTTGCTGTTGCTAGTTACACTCGTGGCTCCGCTATCAATACACAAGAGCTTGCAGATGACCAAATTACTTTGGTTGTTGACCAAGCAAATGCTTTTGCATTTAAAGTGGATGATATCGAAGAAAGACATTCTCATGTTAATTTTGAGGCTGTTGCATCATCATCTGGTGCATATGCTCTTAAAAATGCATATGATACAAATGTCATCGCTGCGATGGTTTCTGGTGCAGGAACTACAGTTGGATCCGATGGAAGTGGACAAGATGTTGGAACGTACGCAGAAGGTACGTCTCTGGCTGGTTCACCAGAAGTTGATCCGATTAATATAATCGCTAACCATGCTAAAAGACTAAATGCTAGTGATGTTCCAGAAGAAAATAGATGGTTCTTAGCAGACCCTACTTTCTACGAACAACTAGGCAGAGCAAACAGTAAGTTAATGGCAGATACAACTGGAAGTGCTTCACCACTAAGAAATGGTAAAGTATACAATGGAAAAATCCATAACTTCGATATGTATATGACTAATAACTTTGCTTCATCAAGTACATCTAACTATTACAAAGTACTTTCTGGTCACATGTCTTCAACTGCAACTGCAAATCATATTGCAAAAATTGAAGTTGTAAGAGACCCAGAATCCTTTGCTGATGTTGTTAGAGGCTTGCATGTCTTTGGCAGAAAAGTTCTAAGATCAGACGGTCTGATTGCAGAACATGTTTTAATTGATTAAGGAGAATAATTATGGCTACATATAATGTGACAGGACCTGGCGGAACAGCTGGGCATCCATCAAAGTTGAGTGCTGGAATTAGGACTCCTTATTTGGTGGAAAATACAATCGATGTATCAGCAGTTAATAGTGATGCAGGATCAGCGAACGGTGACGTTCTTCAAGTGATGGACATCCCTGCTGAAACACTAATCATGGAAGCTGGAGTTGAAGTGCTAACAGCACTTTCAAGTTCAGTAACTATGGATTTAGGTATCACTGGTGGTGACGTTGACACATATGTTGACGGTGACACTAACGCAACAGGATACGGTACTCTGACAGCTACAGCAAGAACTATACTTGCTAGTGCAGATACTTTAGATATCCTAACTGGTGGTGCAGCATCTTCTGCTGGTAAAATCAGAGTCTGGGCAATCCTATGTGATGTCTCAGGTGTTGATGAAACAGACAGAAATACGTCTACACAGCACGATACAGCAGTGTAATACAACTAATTAGAAGGGGGCTTTTATAGCTCCCTTCTTTTACAAAGGAATTTTATGGCTACTTATGATTTAAGAAATAAAACAAACGCATCATCAGGACAACAAATAGTTAATGAAAATGGAATAAGATCAGCATTTAATCCTAAAACAGCAAGGCCTGGACAGGCAGCAAGTCTAGATGCATTAAATGATTTAGCACAAAAAGTATTTGATCAAGACGAAAAACTAAATAAGATATTAAAATTATTAGAAAGTAAATAATGAATTACTTACAACTCACAAATGCGGTATTAGCAGAATTAAATGAAGTACAACTTACTTCATCCACTTTTAGTAGTAGTAGTGGGATACAATCAACAACTAAAGATGTTATTAATAAAGCATTGAGGGATGTATATTCAGCAGAAATGGAATGGCCTTGGTTGCATAGTGATAAAACACAAGTTACATACGCAGGGCAAAAAGAGTACTCATTACCAACTGACTATAGGACAGTTGATTATGGGTCTTTTTATTTAGAGCCTACAGAATTAGTGAGTAATTCTTTATTTACAAGTAACATAACTGGATGGACAACTTCATCAGGATCACCAGCATATAACTCTGGTGGAAATGGTAGAATGAGACTTAATGCAGCTGCAGCGTATGCTTCATTATCTACTGTAAAGAATACTGAATACAGAGTACAAGTAAGGGTAATGGATAGTTCATCTGGCGGTTCTAGTTTAAAGGTACAAGTAGGAACTGCTGCTGCAGGGACACAAAATTTAAGCACTACATTAACTGTTTCAAATTATGGTGATGGAAATATATTAGATACAACATTTACTGCAACTGCATCTACAACATATCTAACATTAGATAATGATGATTCAAATAACTTAGATGTTGATTTTGCAAAAGTATCTGAGAATATTACACCAAAGAAATTAGGATATATTACTTATGATGATTATAGAAGAAGATTTTTAACTACTGCAACTACTAATAATAGTGATCATTATGGTGCACCTAATTATGTGTACAGAACACAAGATGGATACTTTGGGTTACACCCAATACCTGATTCAGATAAGTATACTATAAACTATGAGTATTGGAAAACACATTCTGATTTATCGGACTATGATGATAGTCCAGATATACCAGCAAGATTTCATGATGCAGTAGTTGCTAAAGCAAAATATTATATATATGGTTTACGTTCTGACCCACAGTTTGCTCAGTTTGCAGATAAAGATTATAAAGAATGTATTAAAAGAATGAGAATTGAATTAATAAATGCACCTACTGAGATGTTAGATACTAGAGTAAATTTAGGAAGAACTAGAGTAGGAGCAATTAGTGGCTGATACTTCACAGATATCCCCATTTGTATTTGGTTGTGGCGGAGGGCTTGTATTAAATAAGGATTCCTTTTCTTATCAGCCTGGAGAATGTAAAGTATTAAAAAACTTTGAGCCAGATGTAAAAGGTGGATATAAAAAGATTTTAGGGACTACAAAGTTTAATAGTAATATTGTCCCACAAGTATCTTCATCAAGTGAGAGAGTTGTAATGTCAGCTATCTTTAATGGTGTGGTATTGGGAGCAAGAGGTGGAAGTATACATAGAGCATCTAGTGGATCAGGAAGTTGGACATCTACTATTACAAGTTTAGGAACACCAAGTAGTAACTATACTTTTAGAAAATTTAATTTTGATGGCACTGATAAAATAGTTATTGCGACAGGAACATCATATCCACAAATACTGAATACATCCTATAGTACAACAGTTGTAAATGCAGCAGGAAGTTCTACCTCATTCTCAATGGTAGAAATATTTAAGAATCATATATTCTTTGCTGGAGCATCAGGAGCAGAACAACAAATAAGTTTTATGGGACCTGCTCAAACAAATGACTTTACAGCAGATGATGGTGGCGGAACAATTAAAGTAGATACCAAAATTAAAGGATTAAAAGTATTCAGGGATGCATTATTTATTTTTGGTGAAGATATGATATTTAAACTTACTGGTACAACCGTAAGTGATTTTGCAATAGTACCAGTAACAAGAAAGATTGGATGCGTTGATGGTGGGTCTATACAAGAACTTGGTGGAGATATTATTTATTTAGCACCAGATGGATTAAGAACTATCGCAGGTACAGAAAGAATTGGTGACGTAGAATTAGGAACTATATCTAAACAGATACAACAAAGAATTGATGATGTTGGAACTAATAACATTTCATCTTTAGTTATTAGAAAAAAATCACAGTATAGATTATTTTATCCAGTAACAACAGGAGCTGAGTCTGGTTCAAAAGGTATTATTGCAGTGATTAAAACTAATCCAAATACTGGACAACTTGGTTATGAGTATGGAGATATTGAAGGATTAAAAGTTGCAACTACAGATTCAGATTTTATTAGTGGTACTGAAACAATAGTTAGCGGGGGTTATGATGGTTATATTTTCAAACAAGAATCAGGAAATTCTTGGACAAGAGCCAGTACAACTTACCCTATTCAAAGTAGATATAGATCTCCTGATTTAACAATGGGAGATCCAGGTATTCGTAAGAATATGCAAAGAGTAATTGTTAACTACACTAATGAAGGTGCAGTTGATGCAGATTTACACGTTAGATATAATTTTGATGATAGCTCAACCCCACAACCATCATCATATAGTATATCAACAGGTAATACCCCAGCGTTGTATGGTACAGGAGTATATAATACTTCTGTTTATGGACAATCAGGAATACCACTAGTAAGGCAACACGTTGAGGGATCAGGATTTGCGGTTGCTTTAAAAGTTACAGACGACAGTACAAATCCACCAATAAGTTTAAAAGGTTTTGAATTAGAATTTGTCCCAGGAGGAAGAAGATAATGGCAGTATATTCAGCTAGACAGAGCTCATACAGTGACGGTGATACTATCACCGCTGCTCACACTAATGATGAGTTTAATGCGATATTAGCGGCATTTCATGTATCAACAGGTCATACCCACGATGGTACTACTGCTGGTGATGGAGGTCCTTTATCTACATTATACAGTAACGCAATAAGTTTTGGTACAGGAGCAGATACCGATATAGTTGTTACCTTTAATGCCAATACGGCTGATGGTGTAATAACATGGATGGAAGATGAGGATTATTTTAAATTCTCAGATGATATTTTAATTAATAGTACAGAAAAGATTCAATTCTACGATACAGGTATTTATATTTATTCATCTACAGATGGGCAATTAGACTTAGTAGCAGATACAGAAATTCAAATAGCAGCTACTACAATAGATATTAATGGTGCTGCAGATATTTCTGGAAACTTAGATGTTGGTGGCACTTTAGGTGTAACTGGTGTTGCAACTTTTGCAACTCATGTAGCTTTAGGTGACAGTGATCAACTTAAACTTGGTGCTGGTACAGATCTACAAATATATCATGATGGTACAAATTCTTATGTTGCAAATAAAACAGGTGCTTTAAAAATAGCAACTGAAACATCAGGAGTAGCAGTAACTATAGGACATACAACTTCTGAAACAACTATTGCAGATAATGCAACTGTAACTGGAAATCTATCAGTCGGTGGAAATTTTGATGTTACTGGTACGCTAGATTTTAGTGATTCAGCAATTACTAATG